AAACGAGGGCCACGATCTTTCCGGCATTGACGAAGAAGAGCGCGAAGAGTGGAACAGTATGATTGAAGACGACATGCATGCACTACAAGGAACCTTGGATAACGCACCCAAAGAAATCCTCACCGCCGGTCACGAAGAGTTGATAGGACTCCTTAGCAGGCTCATGGGAAAATACGGAGAGCCTCTTGAAGACGCTCCGGCAGAAGAGGGACTAGAAGGCCAGTAAAATGAAATTATTAATTATTAAAAAAATTCTAAAAAAATGCTGGACATGGTTAAAACACAATTGGAAGGCGCCTTTTGTTGTTCTGGTAGTCTTATTTACGTGGGTTGTTCTCCGAAGAAAAACTGTCGCAGAGCAAATTTTAAAAATTCGTGAAGCTAGTTACAAAGCGCAAATCGATGCAATTAATCAAGCACACGCAGAAGAGCTTAAAAAAAGAGACGAGATCTTAGAACAATATAATAAAACAGTTTCTAATCTAGAAAAAGAATTTGCTAAAAATAATAAAGAATTAGATGAGAAAAAGAAAAAATCTATTAAAGAAATTGTTGAAAAGTATTATAATGATCCTGATACCTTAGCTATAATGATTGGCAAAAGATTTGGGTTTGAATACACAGAGGACGAATGAAATTAATAATACCAGCGCTAATTGCCATGTTAGCGTTCCCGGCCCAATCTATGGCCGACCCCCCAGCACCAGAAATAGATGAAACCCCAAAAGTTACGGGCATTAACAAAGGCGAAGAAGCTCCTTATACTGGAGTGCTTTTAAATACTGCCGCCGCAGCTAAAATATTTGCTGATAAAGATTTCTCTGCGCAAGAGTGCATCATGAGAATTAACTTCGAGGTTCAGAAAGAACATCTCCGCATGCAATTGTTGTTAGACAACACAAAACTTAGCCTAGATACAATGGACAAAAAGTACACAGCAATTATTGATATTAAAAATAATGAAATCGAGAGGTTAAGCAAAGTTGCTCTTGAAAATTCAAATGATTATTCTACTTGGTGGGCAGTTGGTGGAGTACTTGCTGGTATCGCTTTAACTATTGCCGTTGTTTACGCTGTGGAGGAAGTTAAGTAATGGCTCGAAAGCAAAGGGGTGTCGGCGGCCTTTCTAAAGAACAGTTATATAATTTTGTAAAAGTAAAGGGCGCCCAAGTAATTACAAACTTTAATCATGATCCCGCTAAAAATGCTAGTTCAGCCGTAATGAAATACGGAACTGGCGCTACCACAACTTCATTGGGGCATGCTCAGGGAAAAGTATTTGGTGGCCATGTTTACTACTTGGATGACGGAGTATGGTATCCCACATATTTTAGTGGAGAGGGCTTCATGGGGGCTGGCAATCTTTTAGGAATTGCTTTAGGAAAATTTGCTAGATATTCCGGCACACCGACCGAAGTCGGCATGCTTATCAGCGGGGTTACTACGACCTCAGTGTTTGGAGCCGCCGCTGTAGGAGTGTCACTATACGGCGCATATAATGCCTATGGCCGCATGGCGGCCGCCGCCCCTAGCGGCGGATCCGGCCGGGTGATACAAAAGTTAGGGCATGCCCTCGGGCAGCAGCTTGTAACCGTTGAAGGAGCTTCATACTATGAGACTATAGTGCTTTTTAATCCAGATTTGACCTATACAACAACTTAAAATATAATATGAAATCAAAAGATCTTAATAAAATAGCAGAAATTGAAAAAGCCATTGCAAAAAAATATGGCAAAGAAGCAGTTGCTAATCCTAAATCATTCTGGACAGATGAGAAAGAAGAAGAATACTTAGAACAGCTCAAAGAGTTTTATAAAGAGGAATATAAAAAAAAAGAACAAAAGGAGAAAGTTGAGAAAGACGGCTTTTTCCTTCCCAAGAATCTAATTACTAAGAAGAATAAAAGGAAATGCCCCGTTTGTGAAGTGTTTTCTTTTGAGATCAAAGACGATCTCTATATGAACAAGTTTGAATGTTGCTTTGATTGTTATATTCAACATGTTCAAGGGTACGAAGAAAGGTGGCTAGATGGTTGGAGGCCGCTGAAAGACAAGGAGCAAAATTAAATGGCAACAGTATCTGTAAATGACATTATAAAGGGCATCGCGCAGGCAGCGGCCAATGCTTATGATGGCTCACAATATGAAAAATATGCTGCCGACGGCAAAGCGCGAAAGGTTGGCCTTAAACGTGAAGAAGGCGATGCCATTCTTGATTCGAGGGTGATGGATGGTTTTAAAATTCGCATTACTGGCCCAAAGCTCATTGTTACCTACCAAACCGAACTTTCTATTAAAGAATATCACAACTCTAAGCTTGATGAAGAAATTGAGCGCACTTATAAAGGTATTGTATCGTTTTTAAAGAAAGAGTACAAAGCAATTACTGGTAATACTTTAACTCTTAAATCAGATGGAGATGCTGATATTTTAGTACAAAACATGTCTAAGATCCGCACATGGGCTCAAGCAAAAAAAGTCTATACCATCGGAGGTGTCAAAGGTTTAGATACCGTTGGTGATAATCAACTAGAAACACCCGCAGAAAAATTAAGAACTGCAGTTGAAAAGTTCTTAGCCATTGGCAAAGACAAATATCCCGGCGCTAAAAAGCCAAGCAACGCTAAGGCACCAAAAGGTGCCAAGAAAACAAACAATGCCAAAGCGTAATGAGTTACAAATTAACAAAAAAAGAGATTTTAAAAGAAGTTCTCAAGTGCGGTAAAAATTCTCAATATTTTAATAATAACTACGCTAAGATTCCACACCCGGGCCACGGCCTCATTCCGTTTAAAACATATGACTACCAAAATGATTTGCTAGAAAATTTTAATGACCACCGATTCACAGTTGTGTTAAAGGCGCGCCAGCTTGGCATTTCTACAATTGTTGCCGGGTATATTGCGTGGCTGCTGCTTTTCCATCGTGACAAAAATGTACTTGTGGTTGCAACCAAACTAAACACCGCAGCAAATTTGGTGCGGAAAGTGAAAGGAATTATTAAACACCTACCAACATGGCTAAAAATAGCCAACATTGATATTGATAACAAAAATTCTTTCGAATTGAGTAATGGGTCACAAGTTAAGGCGTCATCGACATCAGCCGATGCAGGACGTTCTGAATCTCTATCTCTACTTGTCATTGATGAGGCTGCCCACGTCGAAAACTTGACTGACCTGTGGACAGCATTATATCCCACCATCTCTACTGGTGGGCGATGCATCGCTTTGTCGACACCAAATGGTGTTGGCGACTGGTTTCATGAGACATACACTAAGTCTGAGGCCGGCCAAAACGAATTTTTTCCTGTGCAGTTGATGTGGGATGTGCACCCCGATAGAGATCATGAGTGGTTTGAAACAGAGACTAAAAATATGAGCAGAAGACAGATTGCGCAAGAGTACGAGTGTAATTTTAATACATCTGGTGAAACTGTTATAGATGGCGATGACATCCAGCGACTAAAAGCAAAAATTCAAGAACCAAAGTATAGAACGGGCATCGATAGAAATTATTGGATCTGGGAAGAGTTCAATCAAGAAAACACTTATTTGCTTGTTGCTGATGTTTCGCGCGGCGACGGCGCCGACTTTTCTGTTTTCCACATTTTCAAGTTGGAAACCATGGAAATAATTGCTGAATACCAAGGAAAGGTAACACCAGATTTATTTTCTGAAATAGTTTATAATGCCGGCCTGGAATATGGAAATGCGATGATCGTTGTAGAAAATAATAGTGTTGGGTTTGCGGTGCTCGACAAATTAATAGAAAGATCATATCCAAATATTTATCACTCAATCAAATCTACTCATGAATATATCGATCAATATCAAGCAGAAACAACATCAAGCGCTGTAGCTGGTTTTACGACTTCTCTAAAAACACGCCCTTTAATAATCGCCAAGTTTGAAGAATTCATAAGAAATAAACTGTTAACTATTTATTCTAAGAGGTTTATTAACGAATTAGACACTTTCATTTGGAAAAACGGAAGACCCCAAGCGCAACGAAGCTACAATGATGATTTAATTATGGCCTGTGCGATTGGGTGTTGGGTGAGAGACACAGCATTAATTGAAAATCAGCGTGATTTAGAGTACAAAAAAGCATTTTTAAATTGTATAATGACTAATAAGACACATATAGATAGCAGAATCTCCGGCATGCAGAAAACGAGCCAAACAGCAGCGTTCGAAAAAATAGTTGATGAGAAAAAGAGAATGAAAGAATTTCTCTGGCTATTAAAAGGATAGATTAAATGGCAACCTCCAATAATAAAAACGATAAAAACCCACGGAATGCAAATTCTTCGCTTTATAAAAAGCTAACAAAACTTTTTTCAGGTCCCCTGGTTAATTATCGTTCGCAAAACACTAGACAACTTCGCCGTCGTCGGCTAGACAAGTATTCAAAAACTTTTAAAGATGTCTCCGGTCAAAAATTTGAAAGAGTGGGCTACAGCCCCTTCGATAACCACTCTTCTTATATGATGGGCACCCAGTCCCGATTACAACGCTATGCGGATTTTGACCAGATGGAATATACACCTGAGATTTCCTCCGCTTTAGATATATATGCTGACGAAATGACGACTCACACCAGCATTAAACAGGTCCTTTTAATAGATTCTAACGATGAAGAGATTAAAGGTATACTAGATACACTCTTTTTTAACGTCTTAAACATTGGGTTTAATTTGTTTGGCTGGTGCCGCACAATGTGCAAATATGGCGATTTTTATTTGTATCTGGACATTGATTCGGAGATGGGCATAAAACAAGTAGTGGGCCTCCCCAGTCAAGAGATTGAGCGGTTAGAAGGACAAGATAAAGAAAACCCCAATTACGTACAGTATCAGTGGAATTCGGGCGGTGTCACATTCGAAAATTGGCAGGTTGGGCACTTTAGGATTCTAGGAAATGACAAATTTGCTCCTTATGGTACCTCTATTTTGGACGGTGCTCGACGAATTTGGCGCCAACTGGTGCTGCTAGAGGATGCAATGATGGCGTATCGTATTGTGCGCGCGCCCGAGAGAAGGGTATTTAAAGTAGATGTAGGCAATATTCCGCCACAAGACGTTGAACAGTATATGCAGCGGGTTATCACCTCTATGAAACGCAATCAGGTTGTAGACGCAGATACTGGTCGCATTGATTTGCGATATAACCCAATGAGCATTGAAGAAGATTACTTTATTCCCATGCGAGGAGGTGTGGGTACTGAGATTTCAAGCCTCCCGGGAGGAACTTACACAGGCGACATCGATGATGTTAAATATTTACGAGACAAATTATTTGCTGCATTGAAAGTTCCAGCCTCTTACCTGTCTAGGGCGGAGGGCAGCGACGAAGCCCAAGCCACACTAGCCCAAAAAGATATTCGCTTTGCTAGAACAGTGCAACGCCTTCAAAGATCTATCATTACCGAGCTAGAAAAGATTGCAATTATCCACTTGTACACTCTCGGTTTTAGGGGGGATGATTTACTATCATTTAAGGTTAAGCTTCATAATCCCTCTAAAATCGCTGAAATGCAAGAGCTTGAGACTTGGAATACTAAGTTTACTGTCGCCGCGCAGGCCGTAGAAGGAATGTTTAGCAAGCGCTGGATCGCAAGAAACCTGTTTGATTTATCAGAAGAAGAATTTTTGCGAAATCAAAGAGAATTGTTTTATGATAGTTCTGTTTCTGCAGCTTTGGCTGCGGCCGAAGCCGGCAGCGCAGAAGCTGGCGCCATGGGTGCAGCTCCGGGCGGCGGCCTAGGCGGACTCCCCGGAGGAGAAATGGGAGGAGAGATGGGAGGAGAGATGGAGATGCCCGCCGAAGAGGCCGGCCCACCACCCGGGGCCGAAGGCGAGGCCGACGCAGAGAGCGCCCTTTTGGCAGCGCCAGGCAAAAGAGATGATGAAGCCTGGACAAAAGCGTGGGTTAGCGGCAAGAAAGATGGCTCTTATGTCACGCGTAATTCGAAGGGAAAAGCATACAGGCAAAAAGTATCCGATGGCCGCCAGCATAGCGGCCCACGCCAGCAACACATGAAAGCGCAAGGATCACATGAAGCCGCTCGCCTTCCTGCACGCCAAGTAAGAATGCTGCCGTCCGGCGCTTCCGAACTACTCGGTCTTGGAAAAGGTATTTCTGAAAATAAAGAAACTATTTATAACAGTGAAGAGCGTAAATTGCTCGAAGTCAATCAAAACATACGAGACTTAATACAAGAGTTGGAACAAAAAGACGATGCCAAAACACAATAAAAAAAGAAACAGCGCCCTTCTTTACGAGATGCTTGTGAGAGAGGCGGTTAAACAATCAATTAATAAAAACAAAGAACAACGAGATAAAATAATTTCTACTTTAAAGTCTGGGTTTGGGAATAGCACTGAGATGGGCAAAGAGTTGGGGCTATTTAAAAATCTGCTGGAAACTAAGGGGTTGTCTCCGCGCACGGCTGAAAAACTTATTCAAGAGACTAAAAAAGAATATAAAAGACTTGATACAAAAAAAATATTTAACGAGCAAAGCAAATTAATTAAAAAAATAAACAAAGAAATATCAAAAGGAGTCTTCTCTAACTTTGTTCCTAACTATAGAAACATAGCAGTCCTATCGCAGATATTTGGCGAAGACATAAGCGTCAAGCGACGTGTTATTTTAGAAGAAAGCGTTTTAGAGTTTATATCTTCTGGCGCGCCCCCAAACAAAAAAACAAAGACCCCTAGCACAGGCCTTGTTGTAAGCAAGTTTATTGAAAAATTCAATGCACGCTACAACGACACACTTCTAGAGGGTCAAAAAGCACTGCTCAACAAATTTATTCTTTCTTTTTTAGATTCCGGTGCTGATTTTAAAATATATTTAAATGAAGAAATTGAAAATTTAAAGAAAAAAGTTAATAACTCTTTTAGTCTAGGTGAACTTAAAGAAGACGAGTCCTTGGCCGCAAGAATGAAAGAAGTTAAAACACTGCTGGAAACTTCTAACCAGAGGCCGGTAGACAAAGAATTTTTGCAACAAATTTTAAAAATACAAACTTTAGTTAAAGAGATCGAATCACAATGACCATTAAAGTAACACTTGAGAATCCTGTCGACGCAAGAATAAAGCTACAAGCGCGCCGCACACTAGATGGTAATATATTAATTTTAGACCACCCGGATATTGATATTGTTTTGTCCCCTAAAAATAAAAAAGTTCTTGCACTTTCTAAAAAACAATATGGTGATCACATTTATGCTACTCAATCGCGTTTATTCGATCATCTTATGCGCCATGGCGTTGTCGACCCCGGCAGCGTTCACGGAGGGAATGTTTATGGCTCCTTAGAGGGGATAATTTTAGAGTCTACTGAATCTAATAAAGCTGATTCAATCCAAATGACTTTATATTCAGTGGTTAATTTTCTATTAACAGAAAAGCCCCATTATGATGCAGTTAAAAGATATGAAATGGATTTCGATAAAGAGCTTCTAGACCCAAAAGATGAAGATTCCACAGATCTGGGTGAAATACCTCATAAAAAGCGCCAGGGCACAATAACGCAGTATGCTGGCATAAACACTGCCTCCGGTTTATATGGAATGTATCAAGAATAAGAGGTGTAAATGGGATTAATCTACTTTATTTTAGCAGCCTATGGCCTAACTCAAATTTTAATTTTCGGTTCAATTTTTAATAAGATACGCCCCTCAAAAAGCTGGTTGTATGGTTTTGGAAAGCTATTCCACTGCCCTCTATGTATGGGTTTTTGGGCGGGCCTTTTTTTGTTTGGGATTAATGGACACACAGAACTATTTACTTTTGAGTACGAAATAGCTAATGCCCTTATCTTAGGGTGCTTGGCTTCGGGGACCACCTATTTAATGGGGGTTCTGGTTAACGACTTTGGGTTTAAAATAACCCATAAAAATGAAGGAGAATGTAATCATGATTAAGAAAAAATGGATGTTACGGCCCGTCGCCCACTGCTGTGGCGGCTCTAGACTCACGCGGGTGGTGCCCGCAAAAGAGGGAAAATAAATGCAAAAAGTACTTTTACGAGAATTTTACCAACTAAAATGCGACGACCGCGGTTGTCAAGATCTTTTAACTGAGTCTGAAAAGAAACAGGTTAGTGGCGGTGCGCTCATTTTTCCAGCAAAGTTGCAGGAGTCGGATGCTGTCAATGGTAATGGCCGCGTCTATCCTCACAAGGTGTTAATGCGGGAAGTTAAAAACTATATGAAACTAGTCAGCGAGGGTCGCGCCCTTGGAGAGTGCGATCATCCCGACGAAAGCGTAATCAACCTCAGAAATGCTTCACACATGGTAAATAGGCTTTGGTGGGATGGCAAAAACCTTCTTGGCACTATCAAAGTTTTAAGCACGCCTTCGGGAAATATTTTGAGAGGGCTTTATGAAAGCGGCGTAAAGTTTGGATTTTCTTCCCGCGCGTTAGGCTCCCTAAAAGAAGATAAGGGATCTAAAATAGTGCAAGAAGATCTTCAATTAATTTGTTTCGATGCAGTTTCTGAGCCGTCTGCTCCTGGCGCATATGTTATGCGCGAGAGCATTGAAAGAAACTTGAATCAAATCTTTACAAAGGGCGATAGAATTAATCGCATCTTAAACGATATATTATAAAGAGAACAAAATGAAAAAAACAGAACTAAAAGCTATTCTCAAACCATTAATCAAACAATGTGTCAAAGAAACCCTTCTAGAGGAGGGGGTGCTTTCAAGCGTCGTAGCAGAAGTAGTCAAGGGGGTGTCACCCGGATTGGTAGAAAACAGGCAGACACAAGACAATTCTAATCATGCAGTCCGGTTTGAGCAACAAAGGCGCCACGTAGAAGAAGAGAGATACCAAAGATTAAAAGAACAGAAAAGAAAAGTTCTTGATGCGACCGGCTTTGGTAGTGAAATATTTGAAGGCGTAAAGCCCTTGACAGAAGGGGGATCACCCGAAAGTGGCCCAAGCCGTGGCCCGCTCGCGGGCACTGACCCTGGCGATTCCGGTGTCGACATATCTGGGATCATGGCGCTCGGCGGCAATAAGTGGAAAACCTTATTTAAGGGGGAAAATTAAATGGCCACAAGACCCATCAATGTAGAAGTGGAACCGAGATACGAAAACGAAAATATAGAAAGAATGGTCCGCAGATTTACGAAGAAATGTAAAAAAGAACGAATCATCGAAAACTTTAGGGAACGCACAAGATACGAAAAACCTTCAGTTAAACGGAAGAAAGAGAAAGCGCGCCGCAAAAAAGTTTTAGAGAAGTTAAGAATCGAAAGAGAAAAGAAATTAAACTAACTATTTAATAAGAAGGAGAATTAAAATGTTTTACCCAGGTGGAGGTGTCGGGCTAAGAAATGTAGGCTCGTACCAGATTTCAGGACATCCATTTATAACAGGATCCACGCTAGGAACAGGCCAAGAAGCTTGTATCAAATTCCCACAAGTAACAAGAGACTTTACAGTGATTAACTCTGGCTCAACTGATGGCGGCCCAGTTTTGAGAGTACACTTTAATTCAACTTCATCCGGCTACGTTGTCGACAACCATCATTATGTTACATTAGAGAACGACGATCAGAGTTACACTTTTCATCATAAATGTAAAGAGATTTATATTACATGCGCCGAGCAGGGCACCGACGATAACGGCTTCGAAGTGATCGCCAACCTAACGAACATTGATGCCGGTCACATGTATGAGCTAACCGGCGCCGGACTAACCGATTAAGGAAAAGTATTGTAATGTCAGATTTTTCAGCAGGCGACAAAACAACTAAGGGAAGCACGCAAGCCGCCGGTAGCGCTACTACCACTCATCAATTTACAGGAAGTGTTTATATAGAAGGCCTTCTCTCGGCTTCTTTGGGAATCTCAGCCAGCACTTTTGTGGGCGACGGCGCCGGCCTCACGAATCTTCCAGGGGGCGGAGGAGGAGGCGGAATATCCTGGGATGGTTCTACCACCAATGGTGTTGCAACGTACAAAGATGGTGATGAAGCAACAGTCGAATCGAACCTAACATTCAATGGAGCCAACAATCGATTAACAGTTACCGGCACCGTTATACAAAGCGGCAGCACCGTGACCTTTAACGTGCCCGAAGACACAGTAGACGCATTTGTAATCTCTGGTTCAACTGGTGGTTACAATCCCACTGCGGGTTTTATGAATGTCGATACAACCAACAAGTGGGTACAATTCGGCAGCGGTATAAACATACCTACAGACAAAGCTGTTAATTTTGGCCCGGGTACCCAAGGCGGCGGCGATGCAACAATTAAATACAACGGATATAATTTGGTTATTTCGGGCGCGCTAGGAGGAAGCGAAACCCACATATCAGGAAATACGATTTTTGCGCAAAACGTTGATATGAAGTCCGACGTCTTCATGACCGGCACTCTTAACCATACCGGGTCTTATAAGCTGAGTGGCGCCCTCACAATAACAGGGGTAGAAGCGACGCCAATGTTGGTATTAGACGACACAGACGCTTCCGCTCAAATCGGCCGCGCCCACGTTGGCTATGTCGGCAGCTCTGATTTTGCAGCATTTGCACACCAGGATAATGCCAACACCTCCAACTATTGTATAAGTCAGCGAAGCACTGGTCA